ACTAATGATATTTGATGTAGTTATTATTCTCATATTACTCGTCATTGCACTAGCCTGGATAACAGGCAAGGAGTGCAAAATAAACATCACCGTCAACCATAAATACGACACACCGCCTGCACCAGCACAGCTTGACCCAGAAGTTGACGATGAAAAAGAATCGGTTAAAGGTGTTGTTGAAGCACTCAATAACTTTATGAATGGGGGCAGCAACATATGAGTATTGTCGTCGAATTAAAAACTCTAAAAGAAAACTTTGACATTGCACAAAGTCAGTATGCGCCTGTGTTTCGTAAGCTGAGATTACTTGACGCCGTTGACAAGTCAAAACTCTGGCAAGTAATCGGGGCTAAGTTTCCTGACTATCAGATATTGCCTGACTCTAACTGGGTAGCATACATGAAAAACAATATCATCGCGTCAATATATACCGTTGGTATGGGTGCGAGCATGGTCCCAACATCAGAAGAAGATGTTGATGCTGTCGAAAACATTAACGTTGCACTCGATTACATCTGGGACATCAGTAGCGTAGCGTATTATCAGATGCTTGCCGGTGCAAATGCAGCGTTATACAACGTAGGTTACACTTATGTTGGTTGGGACCCAGACAAAACAGAGGATACCTCAGCAGGATACTACAAAGGTAACGTTGTTTTGATGAATGTATCTCCGACAAAGTTCATGCGTGACCCGTTTGCTAAGGATTTAGAGAGCGCGGCATACTGTATGATGTGGGAAGACCTGCATAAGAACACAATTATGGCAGACAAACGCTATGCAACTGCCTTTAAAAAGTTCTTAGACAGTAAAAAATCAGTAACAATGGAGTCCGACCCTATGGATAGACTCGAAGACAGGGCTAAAGCACAGCTTGCTACTGACTATTATAAGGTTATCACACACTTTGTTAAGTATATTGACAAGGAAGACAACCTGAAGATAGCAGAAATACACACACTTAACAACGAAGTGCTGCTTTGGCAGAACGATGACGTACTTCCTAGACGTTTTCCTATCGTTGAGTTGTATTGTAACCTGCCTAATGATGACATTCTTGGCATAAGTGAGTGTGCAAGAGTGCTTCCTAACAACATTGCATACAACCTTATGCACTCTATTGCACTTACAGCGGAGTATAAGAACCAGCGACCACCTAGATTCATCTCGTCAACGTCCGGTCTTAACATTAACTCGTTCACTAAGTACGGCAATGAGGCAGACCACACGTTTATTGTCAACGGTGACGCTTCTCAGGCTGTACATTACCACCAGTACCCCCAGATTTCAAGCATGGCACAGGTTACACAGGCTGCATTGCTTGCAGATATGCAGACAATCACCGGAGTTGATGGTAGATACACTGGTAGGGACACCGGTTCCGTACTAACTACGGGTGGTATAGAGGAAATGCTTAACCGTGTTTCACTTATTGACGCACCTAAGATAGTCAACTACGAAAAGTATACTAAAGACTTGACGAAAATCATACTCGCTAACTTTATAGAGTATTCTATGAAGCGTACTTACTTCAAACAGGACCCAGTAACCAACAGATTTACTTCGGTTGAAGTTGATTACGAGAAAATCACAGATAAAGCAGCGTTCCACTACGCTATTAACATCAGTCCGGAGCTTCCTAAGAACAAACAGCGTATCGCTGCCATGGCTAACGTACTCATGGAGAAGCAAATGCAGTACGGTACAGGCAAAACCGGTGCACCTGACCTTATTACTGCAGAAGAATGGTTACGTATGCAGGACTTACCGTTCAAGGAAGCTATGATGAAGCGTATGAACATACAGCGCATGGCTGATATGACTGCTGACGTGGCTGATACCCTGTATAGTTACGCCGGATTGGTCAAAGACGGTGTTGATGCCGACGATGCTATCAACTTTGTGGCACAAAACAAGATGGCACAGCAGCGTGGCGAGGAACCACCGGTACCTATCCCACCTATGGCTGATGAAGCTATGGATATACCGGAGGAACAGACCATTGACCAGTACCAACCCGACATGGGACCACCCGATTTTGACCCATCACTCTTATCAACCGACTTAGGTCTGGAAGATAACGAAGAATTTCCACAATTATAATAATTTTTTTCAACCAAGTGTTGACAAATTATGCAGGCTATGGTATACTGTACTCAGCAGAGTATGGTTCCATAGCCTTTAATTATGTGTTAATCTGCTCCTTCGTTGTGACTCACCAACATAACATTAGGAGGTAATAGGTAGATGGATGAAGACGAAGTAATTGATACATTGGACGGTTTTGATGACGCATTGACAGCATTGGAAACACCAGCAGATGATTCCGATGATGGGACTGTGGTCCCTGAAGTTGATGGAAACATTGATACCCCAGCAGAGGATGACCCAGCCGATGAATCAGACCCAGCAGTCGATACTGCTAACACAAACACCGATGACCCAGCCGTGGGTTCACCTAAAGCAAACAAAGCTTTTGCCGAACAGCGCATTCAGAACAAAATTGCAACACAGGCACTTGAGAAGATTCTTATTAAAGCGGGCTTAGACCCTGCCTTAGCTAGAAATCCTCAGGCAGTTATCCAGATGTTCAATGATGCTGAAGTGGCTGACCAGGCACAGCAAATGAATGTACCTGTACAACTGTTATCCCGTCTTAACGCACTCGAAAGCCAGAACAAAGCCAACGAAGAACAGCGTTTGTACAACACTGCCGTTACTGGTTTTCAGAACGTCAAAGATAAATATAACCTGACCACCGCGGAGTTGAATAGCTTTGCGGCTCAGCTCCAGGAAGCAGGTATCAATCCGTTTGCAAGTGAGATTGATTTTGACCGAGAGTATAAGATACTTAACTTGGACAAGATTATTGAGAACGAGCGTAAGGCTGCCCAGAAAGAAGCACTTGCTAAGCAAGCCAAAGCGACGAACCACAGTACAGTCCCACCTAAAGCGAATGGAAAACCTGCAGAAATAGACGATGGAGAAAAGATTAACACGATGGCACAATTCGATATGCTATTATCGAAAATGAAGTAGCAGAGCTACATGATTAAAGGAGTGGATTCATATGCCAGATAATACAGCTTTTAACGCACTCAACCCAGTCGCAGATATTAACGCAGTAGTTAATATGGTGAATGCAGGCATGGGCACAAAAATCAGACCGGAACTGTTTTATACCAAGCAGTTGCTTGAAACAATTAGACTCGGTGCTGACCAGTACCCATACTACAGACTTGCGACAGCTTCACCAATTCCAGACAAATCAAACAAGCTACAGCTCAGACGTTGGGCGCCTTTACAGGCACACACAACCCCGCTTGTTGAAGGTATCCCACCTCACTCAGATAAGGGTTCTGTCGAAACTTATGAGATTGGCGCATTCCAGTATGGTCGATTCATGGAGTTTACCGACAAGGTTGATTTCTCAATGATTGACCCTATCATCGCTACATACTCCAAGGAGTACGCAATCGTTGCAGTTGAAACACTTGATATGCTCGCGAGAGATACATTGCTTTCACTTGCTCAGCGTTTCTATGCAAACCAGAAAGCTAACCTTGAAGGACTCATAATCACAGATAAGCCGACAATCGCAGACCTCAGACTCGTGGTTCTTTCCATGAAGAAGGCTCTTGTTAAACCAAGAATCAACGGTAGATTCCAGGTTATCTGTTCACCGGAATTCGTGTATGACATGATTACTGACCCATACGTAGAAAACTTTATGCGTTATAACAACACAACAAAGCCTATGTATGAGAACGGAACACTCGTACCGATGTTCGACCTTGAGTTCTATGAGTCAATGGCTACACCTGTTTCAGGTGAGTACACCACATCAGGTGGTACTAAGGCGCTCAGAGTCTACAGAATCAACACCACAACTTCAGCATATGAGTATGCTTCATTACCTGAGGCTACTTACCTTACTGCTGCGGCATCAAACTATGTGAAGGATTCACGTACAGGTATGGACGCATCATATATCCCAGACAACAAAGTTTGGAATATCGCGGCCTTTAACGCAGCTGCACCAGCATCAGGTCCAGACGCACGTAACGATACGTCTGGTGAGTGGAAGGAATTCCTTGTTAACCACATTATCGTTGTAGGTAAAGACGCACTTATCAGAACAGGTATCAGTGGACAGGATAGTGCTAAGATGTACGTTAAGGGTAAGGGCTCTGCCGGAGTTCTCGACCCAATCGACCAGCGTCAGTCTATCGGGTTTAAGATTAACTCTGTAGGTTTTGGCTCTGCTCGTAATGAAGCTATCGTAGACTACATCTGTGTTCCTTCAACATTAAACATGGCTTAGGAGGCTAATACACAATGAGCACAAAAACACCTAGAGATATTCCAGAAGCACCGATGACAGCAATACCTATGGATGAACCGGTTACAAAAGACACTTTTGAAGACGCCACCCATAGGGCCAACTCGGATGTTACTGTGAAAAATATGCGGCGTAAAGCACTCGGTGCTGTATATGCTGCCGAACCAAAGGTGGCTATCATGGTCGCACCGATGTACGAAGCGCACTTCGGTAAGATTATGAACGTGTCCATCAACGGCATTAACTGTGCCGTACCTTGTGACGGTAAACCGTACAGCATCCCAGATTCATTCGCAGCAGAAGTCCAGGCGAGATTACGCGCAGTAAATGAGCAGCAGGCTAAGCAGAAACGCTTCTCCGAAATCGGAAGAAATAATGAAACTTCGCCTGGCGAGCTAAAACTGTACTAAAGAAATTAGGCGGGAGGATTAAAAGTTCTCTCGCCTTTTTATTAAGAGGTGACCACAATGTTAATTTCTAAAATAGTTAGTGGAGTAAACGCGAAACTCGCCGGAGAATTGTTATCTTTTGCCGAGCTAACCGTGCATCTTGATACTGTTGTCGATGAAATAAATGCAAAGATGAACACCAAGTTTCCTGTGTTCTCAGAATTAGCCGAGGGTGTTGTTGATTACACAGCGATACCTGATAAATATATACGCACTGTTATAATCCCAGGCACCGCTTACTACTTCTACACTACAGATGAAGAAGGCGCGATGGTCGCTCCAGAATATAAAGAAGCTTATTATCATAATCTATTTTATATGGAACGCGATTTTATGCAGTTGATTCCTGCGGAATATTTAGAATCAGATACACAAGGCAGCGTAGATTTTACCGCAGAAGCTGATGGGAATATACGCGGTTTAACAATACCAAACTCTATTTGGTATGACCGTTAGGAGATGATGTTATGGGCGCTACACCACAAATGTTTAAATCATACAACCGTGGCACACGTAACATGATTGTTGAAGAAGCGTATAATATGGGTATGTTCTACACCAATAACCCATTAGATACTGCATACGTGAAGATGTTAATTAATTTTGACTACAAAGATGACGGTTCTTCTCTTGTGCCCCGCGGTGGACTACAACCAATCAACACAGTAGAGATGACACCTGGCTATGCCGTGTATCCTTTTGTAGCATTTACGACTAATGTAAATCTAAAAGATAATAACTACATCGAAGATTATCGTACAAAGTGTTACATCGTTACCGCAATCGCGGACAAGACGGCTGTTATACCTGAGTATCCAGCAGAGCGTAAAGCCACACTGTACGATAACACTAAAACATTCTTATATGTGCAAGACCCTGTTACTGAGCAGTTTGTTAAATCAACCAATGTTGAGATTGAGTTGACTGACCCAAATGCGACACCATCTGTTGCACAAAAGGATATAAAATTTTTAGGTGAAGCGTATAACACCAGCGTTACGGTGCATGACTTGCCGTTAAACTCTAACAGTGTTCGACAGCCTGTCTACACAGTGTTAGATAACGTAGGTTATTTCGCATACTACAAGGACACTGTTAAGCTGTGTCGACTTATTGTGAATAAAAAAGATAACGCATACACACATTACTTTGAACCTGTTGACCCTATGGTGGTTACGGTAAAAGAAGTTATAAGTAACGGCTATAATATGCTTGCTGCAAATCCGTATACATTTGCAAACACAGCAGCAGCATCGTATGCTATCGAAGGCATACTTCCTTACAATAAAAAACCAGGTGAAGCTGACAGAGAACTGTTGCTTGCCGCAAGACTCGGACAGTCTGTTAATTTTGAATGTGTATATACGTACCCAACCAACAGTACAAAAAAATTACGTGTGTGCTGGGAGTGTTCAACAGACACAGGAACAACCTGGACTATGCTGCAGACTGCCAAGTTGGTTAATACAGCCAATCCAGAAGCCACCGTATCACCAGAATATGCGTTGGGTGACCACATTTGCATAGACTACCAGCCAACTGTACGTGAGTTCCAAATGCGTGTAAGCCTTTATGAAGTTACTGCAGGCGGTGATGCAGGTAGCAACCCCATTAAGATGTTAGTGTTGCCAGTATATACGGTGGCCAATACACTGACAACTAAGATACTTAAACCTATTAAGTATAATTTAGCCACTGCCGCAGGTATGATGTGTTGGAAACAACGTGTACTTCTATGGGGCGTGGCCGGTGCCGAGAACATATTGTTTACCTCAGACCTAAGCAACCCGTCATACTTCCCGTACCCTAATGGTATAGAGTTGTTTGATGAAGCTATCATACACGTAACGCAGTTTCTTGATAACATCCTTGTGTTCACTGCGTCTAATATATATATAATAACACTAGCCACGGATGGTTCTGGGTTAGCAACCACTATGGTGCAGAACCGTTTGAGTATATCTCCATTAGACAAACACGTTATTCAGGTTATTAAGAACATGGTGTTCTTTAAATCGGGTAACTACTACTATATGATTGTGCCAAAAGCACAGTCGTTGACTGGAGAACTTACTGTCGCGCCAGTATCTAAACCAATCATAAGTCTGTTTAATAATTTTGAAAGCAGTGTTCGTGATGCTATGGAAGCGGTTTACTATAAAGCCTTACCAAATACATACGCACTCAGCTTAACAGATTATTATAACTACATAGATAATATGCTTATCAGAAATGTTTACACATTTGAAGTTACTGCTACCGATGGCTATGTTATGCATCCGTTTAAATTTAATTTTATATTAAACTACGATACGGGTATAAGAACATGGACGGCATACGTGCACCAGGCTAATGGAGTTTTACTACCGTTCAGATACACTATTACGGACACGACCACGCTGTTAGATGTTTGTAATGTGACAACTGCAGGTGTCGTAACCAAATCTTATGTCCAGCTTTTAAGATTGAACAACACCGCTTGTGTAGATACACTGCAGTTGAATCCAGAAGAAGGTCTACGTAAAATTCCTAACTATCAGTACATTGATACAGGCTACCGTAAACACGGTGACCAGTACAAGAAACGATACCGTGAGATACAGATGAAGTTTAATAACATCTCTAATAAGAAGCTGCGTTTTTATGCTGACTTTTTAATTGATGATGATGTGCGTAAAACTTACTACACATACAGGCCCACGCATATCATAGACCCGACAAACCCAAACTATGGTCTGTTCTATATAGAAAAAGTTATATCAGAAACAGCTATAGTAAACGGTGCGACCACATTAGGCGGTGCAACAGACGAGTATTGGGAGCTTGACTTCTCTAAGTTTCCTGAGCTTGCTACAACTAAGGTAAGATTTCCGGTGTCTGGTAAAGGTTATGTCCCACGACTTAAACTATTATCATTCAATGAAGTCCCGTTTGAACTCAATAATATAAATTGGGTTTCACGAACATTATATGCGAGGTGATTATTATGGTGTGGGTACCACGATACATTAAACAAACAATTGCTAAAAGACCTGGGCAGATTGTTAGTTCAGAAGATTGGAATGATTTATTTAATCTTCTGATAGGTCAAGGCGACTACACTGCAGAGGGTCTGCTTACTGCAGTAACAACCTTTACAAATAACCTAACAACCAAAGCAGACCTTGTTAGTGGTAAAATTCCTTTGGAGCAGATTCCTGAAATATTTAAACCAACTGGGTTGGATGCTCTTATTACAACAGTAAATAATCTGGCGGTGGCGGTGCCTGCTAATAAAGCAGAAACAGACAAACGTTGCACAGACTTAGAACAGCATCTACTTAGCATAATGTTAGGAGGCGTTTAATATGAGTATAGAAGCTAGTATACTTTCCCAAACTGTTACGGAAACCCCACTACCTGTTGTTCCACGTAACGTGGCACAAGCAAATACAGATATTTTTGTTAAGCTGAAGAATTATATCGTACTGTGGACTGGCACAGACAACCCGTTGACACTTTTAAAAAAGACTGCAAATGGCTATAAAACCATAAAAGTTTTACCCAAGGCCGGTTCTACAGTTCCACAGGTCATTGGAAACAACGACGCATTTGTTACTAAAGATGGTGTCAACTGTTCTATTACTATCACCTTTATTGACCCAAATACAGACGAAGTCACACGAACCAGCGTAGTGGTTAGTACGGCCACGTTGGGTAACGGTGGTTATTACCACGTAGACACATGCAACGGTACAATATTTGTAGCAGCACAAGAAGGGGCGAGCAGTTTTCTATATGTAGGCACTGTTAACTTCACCAATAAAACAGTTTCATTCATTAAGAAAACTATTCAAAGCACAGCTGTGACTTCTGGTAGTAATACTTTGGTCGCCTTTATGATGTTATCTGATACAATATTCGCCCACTATGCAAATGCAAATGGTGTAGCCGTGTATGGTATATACACTATTAGCGCGGGTGTTGTAACTAAAACAAACGGCGCAATTAACACTGCCATCTTTAACAGTTGTAACATGCTATACGCTGTAATACACACTAACAGCAGCGCGTTCTATTACAATAGCGCTGTTTCGTATTTATACCAATTAAAAACAACACAAGCTACGGATGGCTCTACCACACATATCACGCCTCTTACCACAAGCGCACCTACAGCAAACCTAGGGACCTTGTTCATAGACAACATAACGGGCGTATCTTTTGTCAATATGTACCCTGCTGACGGATATTGTTACAGTGTACAAGGTGACACTTGCGATGCTCTCGCACCTGTCGGTTTACTTGCTCAAAATATGGGCACCGGCACAACTATCGGTGCTTGTAAATTAGGCGGTTTTACTGATGACATCGCGTTCATACTTGACCCGTTCAACAATAGTTTTTATTATGGAACGGCAGTTACCTACAGTGGTGGCACGCTGACAAAAAAACCTAAGCGCATAAAACTGTACACTAACAACACCGCTAAAACACAGTTTATAACCAGTGTGTCTATAGCTTCCTATGCACACGCAAACAACCCCACGTACTCAGCACATCCAGAATATTTTCAAGAGAATGTTATAGGCGTTTCTATAAACGATAAAATATTATTTATGGATACATTCAGTTGGACCACACTACGAACATTCGCCAATTGTCCTATCGCATTAAAACCAAATGAATATATTTCTTTAGAAGTGCTTAATTCTTTTGGTGATATAACCACAACAATAAACGGTATCGTTGATACCACACAGGCTTAGGAGGGTTATTATGTTTTTAGTTAATAAAACAAATGATATGGTTGTTGTTACTGCACCAGTAATCAAAGAAACAAAATGTTACTTCGTTGTGGGTGACATCAACTACGTCAAGATAGACCTCGTATTAATTGACAAAGACTTGCCCGCAGGATATGAGGTTAACAAAACAACTTATACTGCGGACGCGACATTCAATAAGATTGGAGTTGTTGACGATGGCACTACGTTGGGTACCGACACCGAGGAAAGCGAAGTCGGAGAAGTCCTCAAAGAAGAAGCTGACATCAACACAGAAGTTACAGCGGGAAACTAAATTTGTTTGTTTACCGATTGTATTATACACAGCCGTAATCACCTGGATGACGGGTGATTTAACGGCATGGTGTATAGTCGTTTCTGCTGTTGTAGCAGCTTATACCACTGTTCAGGCTTTAGTTATTAAAAAGAATGAACGTGAAAATTTACATAAGTACCCTGAGGGGGTTCCTTATGATGACGGAAAGGTGATTTAATATGTCTGCACATACAACTGTGTTCTTAAATAAGTATGCTGATGCCATAACTAAAGCGTGTCTTGCAAACGGATTGTTACCCAGTGTTGGTATTGCACAGGCCGCACTCGAATCCGGTTGGGGTCGTAGCGGTTTAACCGTTCGTGGTAACGCTTTGTATGGTATTAAAGCTACAGCTTCTTGGAAAGGTAAGCGTATCGTATGTGATACATTCGAGTATTATAACGGCGATAGAGTTGACGCACCGGATTGCTTTAGAGCTTATGATTCTACGTTGGATAGTATAAACGATTACGTTTTATTTCTTCAACTTAAACATTACGCTAAGCTAAAAACAACCAGGGACCCACAGACTTATTGCACATATTTAAAACAGGCGGGCTATGCTACCGCGCCTGATTATGTGGCTAAACTTATGGGAATCATCAACGGTTATGAATTAACCAAGTATGATTACAAAGCTGCACCAGCACCTCAGCAACCTGCGCCGCCTCCACAGTCAAGAGCCACTAAGACTTATACTGTTAAACGTGGTGACAGTTGGTGGAGAATCGCACAGCAGCAGTTAGGTCGTGGTGCACGCTATGAAGAACTTGCTGAGTATAATGGTATGACTTCCAAAGCAACCATATATACAGGGCAGGTAATTAAACTTCCAGATTAGGAGTGATTAATATGGACAAAATAAATTGGAAAACTAAACTCAGTAGCCGTAAGTTCTGGGCAATGGTCATTGCCGTGGCTTCCGCATTGTTAGTATTGTTCGGTGTGCAGGAACCTACACGCGGACAGATAGTAGCATTGATAGCCGAGGTTGGCGCGTTGTCTGCTTACATCATTGGTGAGGGTATTGTCGACGCTGCCAATAAAAACACATCTGTAGTAGATAAATAACACAACGTATTGGGGGCGAGCCTATGTCAGCATCAACATTGAACGTACTCAGCATCATTGTATCGGCTATCGCTATTGTGACTTTTCTAATAACCTTATTCAAACTGGCCACACAGCTTGGTGTTGTTTTAGAACGGTTGCAGAGCAACACAGACAACACCACTGTGATAAGACAACAGTTGTGCGACATTACAAAAAATCTATCCAACCATGATGTATGCTTAGCTACACATGAAACGAAGATTAATGAAATTAAAGCTACTGTTGATGAAATCAAAGTAGAAATTAAAGAAAAAAAGCAGGATTAGTTTCCTGCTTTCTCTTTACTATTAAAGAAAAATATGGTATTATATATTAAAAGGAGTGATTTGTATGGCAGATGTAACAACAGCACTTACGGAAGAACAAATAAAAGATATACTTAATAAGATAAATGCGGCTACAACGACGACCACCACAACAAACACGGCTGCACCTGCGGGTGCTCCTAACCCTACGTTTAATCCACTCACCACAGATTTCACCAGACCTGTACTACAGGACGGCACCGCTTTGGCTAACAAGTATGGTATCACTGCGGGTTACGATGACATCAAAAAAATTTATGGTGATGCTGTTGACGCATCATATGATGCACAGCGTAAAGTGTACGACCAGGGTACTGCCGCGTATTATGAAACAATACGAAACAATGCAGCTACATTGCTTGATACGTTGCGTAAAGCTAACGCCAGTGCGCTTGCTACAGGTTCAACACGAGGTGTTGCTGCAGCTCAGCAGCTATCTGCATTACTTGCAGCAGCTCAGTCCGGTTCGCAAGGTGCGTTAGATTTAGCTAATAAGATATTTAATCTTGGTGACACGTACAAAGCAGACCGTCTTGCCGCTGATAGAGATGCGCTCACCACAGCAAACACAGCAGCAGCTACACTTGGACAGCTTAG